CTTGTCAATTGTGTAATATCTGTTGCTTTAGTATAGGTTGTAGTTTCAGTATCGGATACTGAGTTTTGAACTGATACAGTAAGCGTATTAATATCAGCTCGATTGTCCGTCAACAAAAATCTTTGACTTGCATCAGATGTATCAACTGTATATGTTGCTGTTATAAATGACCCTTCATAAACAGGAGTCTCGTTGAAAACAATTTGACCTGCTACATTATTACCAGTAATATCAGATATGGTAACAAAAGAATAACTATTACTTCCTATAGAAGCACTAAACTTTGTTCCTGCCGGCATAGTTAATGTATCAGTATTAGTAGTCACAATTACATTTAAAGATGCTATAGGAGCTCGTGCAGATGTCACTTCATAACCTAACATTTTTGCGTGAGATACAACACTTGATCTTAAAGCGGCAGAATCTAAAAACATCTCATTAGCTACCATGTTGGTATTAAATGCAAGATAGTGAGTATTGTAAGCTAAAGTGTCTAAAAGAATGTTCATACCAGAACCTTCAAAATCATAATCTTTAAATCTATTTTGTGCTTTTAAAAATGTTTTTAAATTTTCTTTTATATCATCAAAGTCTAATTCTGTTACTTGTAATTTTGCCATTATCGTAATCTCTCTAAGAATATTGTTAGGTCAACTAATTCAGTAGGAGTATTCACAACATAAAATTCAACTGTAACTGAATAGCTATTTCTATCATAATCTGGAATTGCTCTAACTCCAGTAAGTCTAGCTCTTGGTTCAAAGTTTTCTATAACATCTTGTACTTGTCTTGCTAATAAAGCTGCAGTAACTGGTGTCATAAGTTCAAATAACATATCTCTAACACCAGAAGCAATCTCTGGATGAAAAGGTTTTTCAAAACTGTTTAATAAAACTAAATTACGAATAGACCTTTTTACAGCTTGAACATCTGTGACATCACTTATGTCACGATTGGAATTTTTTTTACCAAAGAATAAATCTAAGTCTACATATTGTCTGACATTACTATCCGATTCGTTATTTAGCTGTGCGTCATATATTGACATTTAAATAGACTCCTAATTTAGTTTTATTTATAAGTTTAAACACCGCGAAAACCAGCATCCTTAAATGCTTTTCTGGCGTACTTAGGTATACTAGTCCAATATCTATTTGGGCCTAAATCTATGTGAATAAAACGTCCACCATAAAAACCAAGAGCCTTTGCACCATGTCTAATCACAGCTTCAACAAATGCTGCTTTCTCCTTAGTATTAAATTCTCTTACACGAATATCTAAGGCTTCTCCGATTAAATGTTTTGAACCTTTTGGTGGTTTTTTACTACTATTTGCATAGGCAGCTGCATGACCTTTTTTAGAACGAAAAGCAGAATTGATTATCAATTGTTTTCCTATGTCAAAGGCAGCTTTTTCAGCAACGGCCAACATTTCTGGTTTTGTTCCTGTCATTGTCACTCCAGCATTATTTTTAATTCTAAGTCTAGGCCTTCCTCTCAATTGTGGTATACGATAATCATCTGGAAAATATTTGTTAGAATATCTTTCTCTTATCTCATCTGTTATCTCACTCTCATCAAACATATCACCAAATTTTTTACCCTCTGTCGGAACACCTAAGTATGACCTATATTGATTTTGGTTTGTATCATCTTCTCCTGCAGTTATAGGTGGTAATGGTTCTCCGATTTCAAAACTAGGTGTATCGTCAATATTATTAGCTAATTCTTCACCCTCTTTAGTTCCTACTAAATCTGGATTTAAATCAGCAAGTGTTTCGGTGGTACTTTTTAAAGCTTGTTTTTCCTCAGCCACACTAAACCCAGAAGTATCAATACCTTTCTCTTCTACAACTGCTTTAACTTCTTCTCTTTCTGGAACTACCAATAAATTTGGAACAGGATAATCTCCATCAGTATTCGGATTATAACCACCTGTTCCACCTTTGTCTGTACGAAGCGGCCCTTGAGCATCTACTAGAAATTCTTTTTCTTCTATTACGTTTTTATCGTTATCAATTATCTTAGTAACATCTGTAAGTTTTAACTCTGATGCAGGAGTATCTGGACTTTCAACTGATGCACCAGACGTTCCATGTATTATCTGACCATTAAATGATCCTGTTGAACTATCCTTTGCTTGTAAGTTTGATGATGATGCGTTTACAGCTATTGTGTTTGCATTTATATTAGTTGTTGTTCCATCTATATCAACTGTAGTTCCATCTAAATCAAGAGTGGTTGCGTTGACATTAAAAGTAATACCAGAATTAATATTAATACTTCCTGCCTCGGAAGATAGATTAACTGTAGACCCATGTATCTCTGTTTGAATACCACTTATAGTGCGGTCTATTGTAGAACCAAATCTTTCTGTGACAGCTCCAGTAATAGAGCGATCAACTGTATCACCATAAGTATCTGTTACTGCTCCGACAATGACACTATCTAAAGTTTCATTATACACACTAGATACGGCTCCCATTGCTGTAGTTACAAGTTTACCTTTATAGAGTTGTGTAGTATCACCTCTAACAGTTGTGTTAAAATCCTCTTCGACTTCTATATTTAAATTTTTACATCTAATATTATAGTCTTCTTTAACTAAAATTTCAGCATTACCCTCAACTGTTATGTTCACATCACCTTTAACATTTACATAATCCGAACCAGCAATAAATTCATAATTGTCACCAACAACATGAATTATTTTATTCCCACCAGAATCAACTTCATAGAATGTTCCTGCCTTGTGATACTCATGTATTCTTTCTTGATTAAATGTGTCATCATATTCTCTTAAATGACCAGACTCAGATTCAAAAACATGATTAAAAGGATATCTTGAAAATTGTGTGCTCACATCATAGGGCATACCAAAGTTACCAGACTGTGCTGTTTCTACTTCACTAAACTCTTCAAGAAAATCTCTTTTCTCATCTATAGTTCTGTGTACAAAATCAGCATCACCTCTGGCCAAACGATTGACATCACTCTCTCCCATATCGTGACCAGATTTTTCATTTGGGTGTTGGGGGTATTTTCTATTTGGGTCAGTAAATCCTACATTCTCATTATCTATTCGATATTGTTCTAGAGCCTCCTTTGATTTATCTTCACCTAAATCTTCTGGAAGCTGAGAATAGCCAGGAAGTGTACCCATAACAATTGGTTGTTGTTTTTCTACGGCATCACGAAACCAACCCACAACCCAAGTTCCCTCAACAAGAAAAGAAGGTGTTGTTCCCATACCTTGCATAGATGGATCATGGATAGTATGCATAACATGAGCCCACGGCAAATCTTCCGTAGGAATTTCACTCCTATCCTCTGTGTGAAAACCTAAACAACGTACACGAACTCTACCAAGTTTGGCAGGATCGTTTCTATCTTCAACAACGCCTGTAAACCAGATGAATCCATCTAGCCCCATAAAATAATTATCAGCCATGTGCATAGACTCCTTACAAAGTTATTTATAAAGAGTACACAAAGATATTAACGCTCGTATATATCTGCTAAAGTTGGATATTTACCAAGTCTATCTGACTTTTCTATTTTTGGGTCGGTATCATATTCCTCTAAGAAATATTCTTCATCGACCTCTTTTTTTGAACTATGTTCTCCGCCATTCAATTGATATAAAGTTTCATAAGCTTCAGTTTGGTCTAAATCATCATGGAGAACTTGTTTAGTTCTTAAACAAATTCTATATTTAACCAGAATCTTACTCCTTTTTTTAAATTGGAATTTTTATTTATCATTTGAAAATTTTGAACGCTGCTAAAAAAGGAAATCATCATCAAATTACTATAGGACTATCGGCCCTCTAGGAGTGGCCTCAATATTCTAGATATTACCCATCTTCATTCAAATCTGTTTCCTTATTTACAGCTGCTCGGTACAAAGGCTCACTTGTCCAATGGTCAATATAGTCTATACCATCTGATGCATATGTGCGTGTGTGAGTTTTCTTTGTTACCATATTTGTTTTATCTTCAATCTCGTAAGAGATAAGCTCTTGTTTTAAAAGTCCTTTTCGTGGTAAGTCTAAGGTCATCTCCTCTTTCCTGTGCTGGCGTCTGCCGAATCACTTTTACTCAGAACTTGTAAATTACCTTTATTATATGCTTGACCGATTATATAGTCACCACTTAAACTTGGAGTATTCTTTTTTAGACAAGGACTCCAATCCATGTCGTTTATATTTTTCTCTGGTAACTGTTTTGCGGCCCGATCCAGTTTTAGGGGGGAGGGCTCTTTCCGCACGATAGGGTTAGAGGATACACCCATCTTCTTCAGAAACTTTTCGTGTTCTCTCAGAGAAGCTTCCATGCTCTTAGACATTTTTCGCGGTTTTTTTCTACGTTTCTTATGGTTCGTAGTCGTATAATAGACAGGTAGTAAATGCATTCCACTCATATTTCAACCCTTAGTATCTCTTTTCGTATTCTTTCAAACTCTTCGGTAGTCATAGTTTGTTTATATAATTGCATACCAGCAGCAGTCATCACTCCAGCTATTATTAAAGGATCAACACCACTCAATAATAAATCAGAGGTCAATCTGTGATAAGTGTTATTAACTTCTTTTAACTCGTCATCCATATATGTTCCATATAGCTAAACCTATTAGAAGAATTACTCCTATTAAAACTAAGTAATCATCATTCGGATTTCTTTTCATAGTTTTACTGCCAGTATTATTAGTATACCAATTAATAGTATGTTTGTCAAGATCATTTGTATGCATAATATTAGATGATACCAAACCCATCTATGCTTATATAGAGTATGTATATTTACTCTTGTATCTATACTTTCATCAGAGTTATCTTCGTTATTACTCTTTTTGATACCTAATATATTTAATACATCTAAACTCATGTTAACATCATAGTTATGGCTATTAAAGTAAATATACTAATCGCACATATTGCTAATATTACAGGAAACTTATTCATGTTCTATGACACTTGTATCGCGATGTATATGCAAAGAAAAAGAATCACAAGCTTACCATAGTCTAGGTCAAACTGCGTACCCTCTCCATATTGTTTATTCCAAGTCTTTTGTATATCTTTAAATAGTTTCATTGTTTTTCACTCACAAAATTTCTTTCTGGATACTTATTACATTTATAGATTACATGCAGCCTTTCCAGATTAAGGCCGCCCCTATTAGCAAAAAAGAGAGAGCACCAACACGAATCGTCACACCACCTTTGTGGAACTTTACTGTGACCCATACCAACCTTAATGGGCTCTCTAAGTTTTGTATCTTACTATACCATGATTCGTTTCTCATGTCAAGTATAAAGGTGGGAGCACATGCAGTAGACTATTGTGTCTCTAGCTAGTATTGCTACTAGCGCCAGTCGTGCGCCCTGCACTCCACCTATACATCCCCCAGCCATTAATGTGTGGCCAAACTTCCGTCACACTAGGGGGGAATTAACTCTGACAATGACTCCGAAATATATTGGTCTGGGCCAGTTCCCTAGCATGCCCCCACTCTCCTTGCTTGGACATAGCTTTCACTTCTATGGGGAGAACCTACTCGCGCTGTTTGTGTCCTTAGAATATCGCTATACCATTATGATATCACCATTATTATGGCTATTATAATAAATATAGTAGCCCAAATCATACATACTGTTTCAAATATTGGAAAGTTATTCATATTTCTCTCTCTATCGTTGATTATGTATATACTATAACACGACTATGGCGCTTTGTCAAGAGCCACAGTACCAGTTTTCGTAAGCCACTGTTTTTATTGATAAAAGTTGGTCTGCAGTATGGCCTGCTTTCTCATAGCCTGCAATAGCTGCAGCAACTGATTCGGCCTCTGTGTTAGCCCAAGTGTCAATATAGTCACTATGTAAAAGCCGAGTACCATCTTCGTTAGTAATAATATAATCAATAGAAGTAAAGTATTCAATCATATAAAATCCTTTTATTAATACAGAATCAGTATACCAAATATGCGGGGAGTTGTCAAGTGCTTTTCTGGCGCACTCTAGTAATTTTTTTGAGAGTGATTCGATTTTCAGCCGATTCGTAACAGGTTCTAATCACAACAGATGCATGTTTATTTTAGCCTTTTATTAAAGTGTCCGATATTCCCATATTACTTACCTATATCGTTATGTTTGACTAAATGATCATTTATCTTTACTATTAAATATACTAGACCTAATACTAGACAAGCCCAGTTAAGGTAATTCCAATCGGAAAGCATAGCAATCCAGAAATCCCAATGAAAAGGATGTAATGAGGAATAATCTGTTCCTGTGTAATAATAGTGGATGTCCAAACACTACTCCCCCTTAATGTATTTCTTTCCAGCTGTCCTTACCTTTGTATTATGTATCTTTTTGTTTTTCTTCTTCCACTTTCGTGATAGCGAACTAACTATTGTAGTTTTCTTTACAAGATCGTTCTGTTTCATATGAATTTATGCTTTAGTTCCTCTGAGTGCAAAGTATAGTCCACCTACCCATAGTAATACATGAAGATTATCATATAGTATTACGTCCATGAGTGATTCTGGTTCTCCTACCCATATAACGCCTGTCATAATACAGCCAATGACAAATCCACTAAATCGTGTCAATAAGTCACCCATCCAACTCCACCAACTATACATCATGATTCCGCCTACAAGCAGGCCTATACCAGCACCTACTTCTCCGTAAGCAGCGAACCACCACACAATATATGGCAAATCAAATGATTGTGCGTCTTCTAGTGTTACTGGTAACTTACTCAAACCTTGTTGTATGAATACGATTATTAATGGCACTCTAAGTAGCCAATGTGATAAACAAAATTCTGGTATCTTTATATTCACTTTACTCTCCATCTATATACTTCATCTATACAAAAATTTCTACCAAATTTACATTGATTGTCATCTTTACATACTCTCTCATGTTTACTATTTTCCCAACAATCACCATCAGGTAGGTGCATTTGCACAAATGTATCCCAGCCATCATCCATTGACAATAATATTAATGCTGGTAGTATGATTGTAAACACTATGATTGTTAGAAACGCAATTCCAAATCCTTCATTATGATATGGTTGATTATTCATTTTACCTCACTATGCATTTTCACCTATGTGCATTTCTTTTTCTACACATAGAATAGTTTTAACTGATTGTGCAGAGGGATATCTGTATAGACCATACTCTTTTAATTCTGTAACATTATCATTGATATGGTTATAACATTCTCCCTCTGTTCTAAAATATAGTAATTCACCATCTAAATGACTAATCTCTAAAGAGTCATTCACTGGTGTTTCTGTGATGTCAGCCCACCACATTACAATTGCAATTATAAAAACTTTTGTCATTATATTCTCCTAACTATTAACTCCTAGTAAAAAAATTGCAAATATTAAAGTTGTAACAAAAGCTAAAATTATTGGGTTCATATATTATCTCCTTTTTAAAAATCACTCTCTATACCCTTGTTCACATAGGACTTGCCGTTGAAGTTTTTATTCATTCTTTCTATTTCATCTTTAACAGCAAGTTTGTCTTTCTTCGATTCTCGTAGTGCTTCCCATGTTTCATTACTACGATCTGTGGCTCTACTCTTTTCTAATAGTCGCACCTTCTTTCCTAATAGTTTATGTTTTTCTTTAAGTTTTTTTAATAGTTCAAACATTGTCACCAAATACTTTCTTTCTCAATTTTACTGACCTTTCTCTAATTTTCTCTGCATTCATAGGTTCTCGTGATTCTATTGATGAAATTACTTGTGCAGCTGTTGGTTTTACTTTTTTGGGTGGTGTATAAATTCCGTTTACTATTGCCTTTGTACGTCTTATACGTGCCTTGATATCCCACAAAAGTTCATCCCATTCTATTTCACTTCTTTCCACTCTCTTTCTCCTTGAGTAAAAGTGCTGAGTCTTTTACTATGGTTGGATATTTAAGTGAATATCCAGTTCCTGCGGTCAAGTTTTCTTTATCTATTATGTGCTTGTGATAATGTTCGATTGTATCCCATTCATTGTAAAGACGTTTACATATAGTGTCGTATTCTGCATCAGAAACAATTGGACTATCTTTTTCGTAATATAAGTAAGAATACATGAGATAATAGGGAACAAGCATATTACTATTTTTATCGTATATTTTTGGTTCTTTCCATTTTGTCTTAGCTGTCTGTGCTTTCATCCTCTACTCATATATTATATTTCTAGATTTTCCATTTCATTTAAAAATAGTTCTTTTACTAAATCACCACCTATACAATTTGCTTTATCTGGTTTTAATCTTCCATTATAGCTTTTAACTGCATAATTAAAATATTTTTGTGAGTTTTGTTTAAGGTGTGTATAACACTCTGCATGAGTATCAAAAGGTTTTTTAAAAACATAAACGTCTGTACCCAACTCTGGTGTGGGTGTTAACATCAACACTGCGATAAACCACTTTTCTAACATCTTATGCCCATCTATCAAATATAACGTCACCTGCAATCATAATTCTTTCATGTTCACAAATTTGTTTTGGTACTTCGTGTAATACATGAGATGGCCAGATGATTAATTGTCCATTTTCTGGTTCTATTTCTTCTTTATTCTCTGAAGTTGGAAACACAAGAGGAGAACATAATTCACATGCTTTTACACAATATGTCCAACTCCATAAACAAGGATAGTGTTGGTGTGCGGACGTAATGTCACCTTTTTTATATATTAATCCCCACGAGTCATGTGTTCGTAGAATATAATCTTTAGGTTTACCTTTTTCATCTGTTGCAGGGCCACAAGCCTTTTTAACAACCTCTAGTATTCCATCCGTTAGTTTTTGAAATGATGGATATACTTCGTGCATATCCCACCTTGTTCGATAACATTTTGCTGCAGATCGTCCACCTGTAATGTCACCAGCATCTTTGATATCTTTTTCAAGTACTGGATTTAAAACCTCATAATTAGGTAGATGTTCTATGATTATGTTTACTGGTTGTGTAATCTTCATTATTTAATTCTCCACATACATATATATCACACTTTAAATATCACCAATATAACACATTTATCCAACTGTGTCAAGACCTAAATAGCAATGTTAATCATTAAATCGCTAGGAGGAATATATGAAACTATTCAAGCTTGCTACTATTGTGGCATTTACGGCTGGGTTTGCTCATACTATATATGCAGCTGACTTAGGAAACAACATCTCAATTAATACAGATATTAAAACAACATACATGGTTGATGCAGAAACAACTGTTGCAACAATCAATCCAGAATTTTCTTGGAGTGGAATAGAGTCTTTAGAACTAACTGCAGGAACTACACTTAACATTTGGGAAAATGTTGGTGTGAACTCAGACATTACTGATGAATTAGAACATCTACCAGTTTTAGAATTTGGTGCAGAATATTCTGTCCTTTCTAATTTTGACATCGAAGCAAGTTTTAATTATGATATGGAAGTCAAAGAACGAGGTGATATTAAATTAGAAGCTGTATTTAGTTTCTAATTTATTCCTCTATATAATAAAATAAAGGCCTCTTATGGGGCCTTTATTTTAGGAGTCAAAGATGTATGTAATTTATACTCAAAATATGTGTGGATATTGTTCTTTAGCTAAGGAACTTTTAGATGAGCGCTCTATTAAATATACTGAAATACCAATAGATGTAGATGCAGATGCTAAAAACTTTGTTAAAAGTTTTGCCAATACTGTTCCTCAAATATTTTTTGAGAAAAAACATATTGGTGGATATCACGAATTAAAAGAACATCTCATTAATCTATAGACCATGCGTTGCATCGTAACGATATGGTTTATCCCATAACTTTTTTATTTTCTTATCATATTCATTATTTGTGTATTCATTCATTCTACTAAAATGATACTCTCTATCTCTATCTGCTTTCATATGTACTTCATATATGTGACGATTAGCAGATAATTGTTTTCCCCTCTGAACATTATAATAAAATTTTAAAATGTGGTTTTTAATTGCCTCACAGACATGGCAAGTTTGGTCGTAGACAGCTGTTGCAACTGACATAAATATTCTCCTCTGATGAAAAACAAGCAGAGTGGGTTACCCTGCTTGTCTATATTTATAATCAAAGTGGTTATGAATAGATGTGCTATTTAAGCATAGCTGTTATTCGTTTTTATAACCCATTTGGTACTATAATATAATGTATTGATAAGACTACACCTACAGATGCACCCAACCCTATCATCATTTTAAAGAAGTCTTTTCCAATCAAGGGAAATACTACCTTAAATTTCTCTTTACCTGTAACAGTAGCCATTGCTAACTCTCTACCACAAAGAAGTCCTACAAATACCCATGTTGTTGACATAGGAATATCGTTAAGTTCTTTAAAGAAGTATAGTATCAACCAATAGACACCATCAATAATAGTTGCACTTCGTACATATCTAGTGTTATGTTTCTCCAGAACTATGTTCTGAATTTTACCACCACCTTCTCTAAACATATACCACAGACCAAATACAAAAACTGCACTAATAATAATCATCAAATCCACTGGAATTTGTCTTGGTAAAAATACTGCAATATTCGCCATATCATGTGATAACCAAGTCCACCAGAGAAAGCCTGTGGTAAACCATTGACCTACTCTCCAATAAATTTTATGATTTTCTTTTACAGGTTTTGCTTCGTCTAATAATTTACTAACACCAATCCAGATTACATATGCGGCTACAGCTGCAACTGCATATCCCATCATAGATTTCATCAACATTTTCTCTAACACAAATGTAGATGCAAATGCAGATAAAACTAAAAAAGATGTACTTACAGGTACACCTACTCTTGTCAGTATTAATAATAATGCAGGCGCCATTGCATGATACCATTGTATCTCTTGAAATGGTATTTTGTTAAGTCTACCATATGATATATCACCACCATACATATACCAACCATACCATAATGCCCATAGCAGCACTGCAGAAGCTG